AAGAAAAAATGAATAAAAGGGAAAATAAAGAGAGAAAAATAATTAATAAAATATATGAATGTTCTAGTAGTAATTATATAAACGAATATGGTACATCTTCATTGATAGAATATATTTTTACAGAATAATTTAGAAAATATTTTTATTCTTTTTTATTCTTTTTTTTATAGCTTCGTTTGACCTTTACTTCAACTGGATTTGATAAACCAATATAATCTTTTTGAGAAATATAATCAGACTCTTGAGTAGGCTCTTGAAGAATATTATTTTCATTTGTGGTAGTTACAATCATTATTGTTTTTCTTCTCACCTTTTTTTTCTTATCCTTTAAGCTACCATGATCATTATTTATTATTCCTTGACAAATATTTTGAAATTCAGTTTTAAGTAAATTTGTAAGAAAATCATAAATATCATATAATATATTTTCTTCACACATTCCTACAATAAGAACACTGCCTGTTCTAAAAATCATAAAAGATACTTCTATTACATTTATATTTGCTTGCGCATTCGCTTTTGCTTTTTCTTTTTTGTCTTTTATATTGGTATTGGCCGCAGATAATTGCATACCATTTTGCTTATTATGTTTTAAATCATAATTGTAATAAAATTTACATTGTATACCAGGATAAGAACAACAAGGATCATAAATAGCTTGAATATTATATTTATATTTTAAAATATCATATAAGGCCTCGCGATTGATATAAAACCCACAATTGAAATTTGAATTAATCAACACCGTATCACTTTTTTGATTGTATAACAACTGATTGCTAACATGTGGTTGAAGAATGCTAATAATATTTTGTAAAACAATTTCAAACATTATGTCACTTTGTACGCCTGGGATTTCTAATTTTCCTGTATTGAATACCTTTATATGAAATTCTCTAAATAAATCATCAAACTTGATGCGAATAATCATGACAAAACAGTTGTAAAATGCTTGCTTCTTTTTACCACGATAACTCATTATATCTTTTTTTGATATGCCAACTGTTATTTTGCGAATATCTTTAAATTTTATGCGACCATTTGGATTGTCAATGTGAGTTATAACATGTTCATCGTAATATATTTCTTTTTGTAACTTCTCTTGAATAACATTTAATTCTTCCGCTGTTTTGGAATTAAATTTTATTTGTTTTTTTATAACACCATTGCTAGGAGTACTATAAGCAATAACTGGAATGTTCCAGAATACAGATAAATCAACAGGATCTTGAAGATAAGCAATTTTTGATTTTGTTGATATGTAAATAGGAGTTGGTTCAGGAATTACTAATCCAATATTTTTGGATTTAGGAATTGATTCAATATCAATTTCAAATTCATCGTCATTCTCATCAATCATCTTTTTATCATAATCAGAGCAATTATCAGTCCCTTTTTTTGATAAGAAATTTGCCCATTCATCATCGATATTTAATATTGAAGACATTGTTGTATAGTTATATAAATTATATGAATACCTTTATATTCTTTAAATTATTTTATTTCAATTATTTTCTTTTAATATAGAATATAAATGAAAAGTTGCTTGAACAATGAAAGGAGCTATATTATCCCTAATTCTCCTTCTTCACCTACTAACAAATATTTAGTAAATGAATATAGCCTTAAGGAAAATTTTTTTGATCCATCAAAAAGTTCACCTCCTAATGAGTTTATGAAAAAATTACAAAAACGTATGAATATTTACAACTCATATTCACCGTCATCATTGCCAACTTCATTTTCATTTTCATTTATTAAAGACGATAATCGCGAAATTGAATAATTTACATAATAACTGTTTTTACAATCTTCAAAATGCATAATATTTTCTATAAAATTCAAATATTTAGGCATTTTTTTACCAATTTCTTGATGTTTATTACGAATAATATAGTTTAAAAAATCTTTTATGAGATTTTTTTTATCAATATTATATTTTACACTTATATTATTTATGTTGGTTATAATTATATTTAATTCCTTTTTGTCTTGCATTGACTTATATAAATTTTCCCATACATCTATATCTATTATATTAATGTCTTCAGGTTTTACATTTTGATTAGACTGCATAAAATTAATCATGCTTCTAATATCTGATTTATATAATTTCTGAATAAGATTTAATGATTTTTCTGGTAACCTCAATTTTTCGGCTTTAGATATACTTGATAAAAATGTAATTATATCTTGTTCAGGCAATTGATTGAACCGTAACCGTATAAATTCATTTTGTAATCCTTCATCTATGCGACTAATGTAATTACATATTAGACAAAAACGCACTCCAATAGTATAATTTTGTAATAAATATCTCAAGGCTTGTTGCGCATTTTTTGTCATATAGTCCACCTCATCTAGTATAACAAATTTCATGCCTGTGTTAAATAATGATTTAGAATTAACAAATTGATTTATTTGATTACGAATAATATCAATACCTCGTTCATCTGATGCGTTTAAATGTATCATTAATCCTTTATTTTTTTGACCATGATTTTCTTGATACGCATTAATTAAATTTATTATTGTCGTCGTTTTTCCTGTGCCTGGTGGTCCAAAAAATAATAAATTAGGAAAATAACCGGTTTCAATTATATTTGTTAGTACTCTTTTATTTAGAGGTTCTAAAACAATTTCGTCAAAGTTAGTAGGTCTGTATGCTTCTGTCCAAGGTATACTGCTCATTTATATATTAAATAATCTATTACATTTAAATTTTAAAATGTATTATAATATTATTTATATTTTTTTAAATATAAATATAAATAAAATAAAATTGGACTATAAAAATATAAAGATAGATTATGTCATTTAATATATACCCATCTAACAAAAAAATAATGACAACTAATTCTATTCATTCTACATCTTATTTAGAGCTATTTATTGGTCCCATGTTTAGTGGTAAAACATCTAAACTTGTTGAAATATATAAGCAATGTTTGTTCTGTAGCATTCCAGTCGCTGTTATTAATCATTCTATAGATACAAGATATCATAATAATCTTTTATCTACTCATGATAAAGTTATGATCCCTTGCATTCAAACTAACAAAATGAAGGATATTTGGCAATATGATGAAGATTTAAATAATGATGATATATTATTGCCTCGTCTAGATGATTCTATTCAATTAATTAATGCGGATGTTATTATCATTAATGAAGGACAATTTTTTGAAGATTTGTTGCCAGCAGTAGAACATATGTTACAACATAATAAAAAAATATATGTTGGCGGATTAGATGGCGATTTTGAACGCAAAAAATTCGGCCAAATTTTAGATATTATTCCATTATGTGATAAGGTTACTAAAATGACATCTTTATGTGGATTATGTAAAAATGGTACACATGGTATCTTCTCAAAAAGAATTTCTTCGGAAAAAGAACAAACTGTTGTTGGTTCTGATAATTACATACCTGTTTGCCGAGCTTGCTACAAAATATAATTTTATATAATTGTTTAATTTTTTTTTATTTTTTAAGAAGATATTTAACTATTGCTATTTTTAAAATAGAAATAAATAAAATATATATGTTAGTTGTATCAATATATCTATTCATAAAATAATAGTAGCTTACCAATATTATTCCTAATATTGAATAATATTCGCACCAATATGTATCTATTTTACAAAGCGCTGTAAACCATTTATTTCCATTTGGGAATTGATATATATTTTGTAAATCTTCGGTAACAATATAATAACAAAATATTAATGAAAATGTCTGTTTTTGAACAATCGCAACTAACAAATAGGTATCTGATAAATTATTTGTATTTATATTTGTATTTATATTTGTATTTATATTTAAACAATCAAAAAATAATTGTGGTATACTAAAGAATATTGTTAATACTATCATTTGAATTCTAATCGCTCTAGGTGTCATCGTATGTATTTTTATTATGCTTGACATAAAATCCTTGAAGGTGTAATTATTTTGAATATTCAGATTTACATTATTTTGAATATTCAGATTTACATTATCATTTATAAAAGGTATATCTGCTGTATTTCCTGTATCAATAAATAAATCATGTCTTTTATAATTATGTACATTTACTGTCATTTACTAAATAATAAAAAATATATTTAAATCATATTGATTAAATATATTTGGTATTATCCTTAAATATTTATTAAAACCATTTAAATTAATCATTACAATTAATTATATAACATATAATGGCACGAACTAAGAAATTTGATAAAAATGTAAATACTACAATTCCTGTTTCTGAAACTGTGGGTTCAGAGTCAAGTGTAGTTTTAGAACCATTACCAATATCAGTTTCAGACGCATCAACTTTAGTACCAGTAAAGGGAAAAAGAGGCAGAAAATCAAAAAAGGAGCTTATGGCCGCATTAGGAGTGGCATCTATTGTAAAGTTGCCTTCTGATAATGTTACATTAAATATTACTGAACTTTCTTTTAATAATAATAATAACAATGTTATAATAATTCCAAACCCTCATTTAGAACTAGGAATAACAAATGATTCCGATTCCGATTCTGAACCTGTTACACCTGATACTAAACAACCAATGAAAAAAAGAGGTAGAAAACCTAAAGGTGGTAAAATAATACAACAAGTTGTTCCTACCGAAATTCCAGCAAATGACAAACCAAATGTAATTCTACATTTAAAATGTTCTATGAAGGATTTACAAAATACTAGTAATGCTAATAATGTAGATTCGTATACATTTAATACAAAAAATTTGTGTTATGATGTTATTGGTAGTGAAAATATTAATTCTATAAATACATATAATAATGTAAATAATAATTCTTTAAATAACAATAATACTACAAATAATTATTATAATAAATATGAAGATGATGAAGACGATGAAGATTATGAACCAACAAAAGATACAAATAAAGAAACTTGGAGAAAACTCAAACAATTAGAGCATAATTTACATGTAAATAATGTCAATAATAAAAAATCAGCTTGTTTTTGGGACTCATGTGATTTTGATAATCCACCTATTTATATTCCAAAACATTTTATTAATGGTACGTATCATGTATATGGTTGTTTTTGTAGTCCAGAATGCGGTGTAGCATATTTAATGAATGAAAACATCGATAGTTCAACTAAATTTGAACGATATCATTTGTTTAATCATATTTATTCAAAAATTTTTGATTATAAAAAGAATATTAAACCTTCACCAAATCCACATTATATGTTGGAAAAATTTTATGGAAATTTATCTATACAAGAATATAGATCATTACTTAGGAATGAAAGATTATTTATTATAGTAGATAAGCCATTAACCAGAATATTGCCCGAATTACTAGATGACAATGATGAATTTATTTTAAATAGTAAAATTATTCCATCCAATAATAATTATCAATTAAAATCTCGCATGCAAAAAAGAAAGGCAGATAAAAATACCATAGTAAATGAAAAATTTGGAATGAATACAACAACAAATTATAAAATGATTAGTAATGATAATGATAATGATAATTTTATGAGTTATGATCACATGTAATCTACATATATTTGGATCAATAATATTTTATAATATAAATAAAATATTATTACTTATTTTTTTTCCTTGTCCTTTTCTCTTTCTTCCGACTCTTGTAAATTTGTTATTACTTGATCAATATTTACCGGATTTTTTTCTCGGTATTCTTTCATTGTTTGATCTAAACTATGTCTAATTTGTTTATAAATTTCTTGATTTACAGATTTTATTTGTTTATTTTCTTTTTTATCAGGAATTCCCATGTAATTTTTTAAGACTCTCATAAAATCGTTATTGAATTCTTGTAGTTTTTCTCGTGCTTCTTGTTCACTATAAGTAGTTTGTGACATAATTTGCTTAACATATGTATCTTCCATATATATTTACATTAAATATTTTTTAAACCATATTAAACGAATGTTATTATAATATATTATACATAGTAATGTCTAATATCGATAAATTAATGCAAATGGCTACTCTTGAGCAATTAAATAATTTGATTCAACAAATGAGTAAATCTACATCTTATAATGAACCTAAGGATGTTTTATCATTGCCTATTGTTCAAAAAGTTATTCAGGCTTATGAAGATGAAATTAAAAATAAAGAAAGTAAGTGTTCTTGTAACTGTAAAGATTATACTAATTTATTAGATAATATTTTAAATCAAGTACAATCACATAATGATAGATTTCAGAGAATAGAAAATAAATTAGATGAATTATTATCTTTCATGGAAAATAAATCTGAAATGATAGAACCACTAAAACAGAAAATTGATAAAAATCAGTCTAAATTATATTCTTATCCTGGATTTTTTCATTATTCAAATATACTTGAAGGTCTTGAAACATATACTGAAGATTTAGAAGAAGATTTAAAAGAAGAATTAAAAGAAGAACTAAAAGAAGAATTAAAAGAAGACTTGTCGCAATGCTTGTCGCAATGCTTGTCACAAGACTTAGAAAAAGAAAATATCAAATTAAATATTGAAGAAACTGAACCTGAAAGAGAAAATAATAATATAGATTTAGAAATAATAAATGATGAATCTGAAGAAGAAGTTGTTTCTGAAGAGGAAGTTGTTTCTGAAGAGGAAGTTGTTTCTGAAGAGGAATTAGTAGATTCAAAAGATGAGGAATTAGTAGATTCAGAAGAGGAAGTTGTTTCTGAAGAGGAATTAGTAGATTCAAAAGATGAGGAATTAGTAGATTCAGAAGAGGAAGTTGTTTCTGAAGAGGAATTAGTAGATTCAGAAGAGGAAGTTGTTTCTGAAGAGGAATTAGTAGATTCAAAAGATGAGGAAGTTGTTTCTGAAGAGGAATTAGTAGATTCAAAAGATGAGGAAGTTGTTTCTGAAGAAGATGAGGAAGTTTTTGAAATTGAAATAGATGATGTAACTTATTTTGCTACAGATGAAGAAAATGGAATATTATATGAAGTTGATAAAGATGGAGAAGTAGGGAAAAAAGTAGGAATTATAAAAGATGGCGAACCAATTTTTTCGTAATATAATATAAGTAAATATGATTAATTTATGCCCCCCCGCTTTAATTTATATCGCATTTTCACTAACTCAAATAGTAATAGATACTTTTAAAGGATTATATAATACAGCTTTGTTTAAATTTATTGTAATGATTATCATTACATTTTTACTTAACGCATTATGTCAAACAGGCATGACAATTGTATCATGGATAATTGTATTTATTCCATTTATTTTTATGTCAGTGATAGTTGCGATACTTTTGTATGTTTTTGGTTTAGATGCTGCGACAGGAAAATTAAATTTTAAATGTGATGAATGTGAAGAACAAAATACTGGCAACTTGATATATTCTTCTACAACGTATAAGAAACCTAAAACGAATACAACTGTAAAACATGTATATGTAGATACATCTTATTCGGATACTCCTAGCGAAGAAACAACTAATTATAATAATGTTCCTACTGGATCATCTGATCCACAATATGAAAGTTTTGAAAATAATGAATAAATAATGAAATATAAAACCATTTAAAAATTATAGTACAATCAATATATTCTATGTTAATGAAAATAATATATTTATTTCTAACTATATTTTTATATTTATATTTATATTTATATTTTCCTGACCGATTAAATTTAATAAAAAATACATTACAAAATATTGGAATTAAATTAGCATATAATATTATTTATTTTTATGGTGTATGTCAAATAAAATGTAATCAAATATATAATTATTTATTGCCATTTTTTAAAAAAGACGAAGCAAAAACAGAGGTCATTTTATTTGATATATCAAATAATACAGTTTTAAAAAAGGAATATGATGAAGATTTTTTAAAAATGGATTTTTTAACTCCAGTTGTTATTTTAATTTCTTATTCATCAAACATAAATAAAAAAATATTGTATCACATTGAACCAGAAATATGTAATCAATTAGAGCCATCAGATATCGCATTTATTGCGTTATATTTAAATTATAATGATGTACGATATCACATAAATTTAAAAACAGATAAATATAATTATTATTTGGTAGGAAATGTAATTAACAAACTTTTTTTACAGTACTATATAAATGTAATATTGAATAATATTAATTTTGTTATAGACGACAAAAAATCATATAGTCTGGAATTAATGGATCATGAAGTAAATATGATTTATTTAGATATAACCCAATCTATTGTTATTGAAAAAAATGGGTATCACATAAATACTATTAAACTAGAAGATATAAAAGAATTAGAAAAAACAGATAATAAATAATTTATTTAAATTATATTAAATAATATTATTAAAATAATTTAAAAAAATTGATTTAATATATGTATAATGGCTACACCACAAATAATGGATACTAAAAGCAATACTAAAATAATGAAAAATAATATTAGTTCCAATGATATTGGAAGCAGTCATAAATTACAAAATAAATGGGTTTTGTGGGCACATCTACCTCAAGATTCAGATTGGACATTTAAAAGTTATAAAAAAGTACATGAGTTTAAAACTCTTGAAGATGCTATTGTGATAACTGACATAACTCCAGACCCATTAATAAAATCTAGCATGTTATTTGTAATGAGAGAAGGGATTACGCCAATGTGGGAAGATTCAAAAAATAGGAATGGTGGATGCTTTTCATACAAAGTGTCAAATAAAAATGTGTGTGATGTTTGGAGAGAACTAAATTATGTACTTGTTGGTGAAACAATTAGCCCAGAATATTCATTTGTCAATTGTGTAACAGGAATAACAATTTCACCTAAAAAGAATTTTTGTATTATAAAAATTTGGATGAGCAATTGTGATTTTCAAAATCCAGCATCAGTCACGACAGAAGTAAAAGGATTATTACCTCAAGGCTGTATATTTAAAAAACATACTCCAGAATTTTAATATACAATTATTATTATTATTTATTATTTATTATTATTTAAATATATTTCAAATTAAAATATAACAAATGAAATTTCCATTTATTATATTTTTTCGTAGTGATCAATATAGTTACATTGATCAATTTTTTATAGAAAATAGAAAAAAACTTGATTGTAGTATTTATATTACTGATAATGTAAAAAAGATTGAAAAACTTCATAATGCGAATTACCATTTATTAATTACTTATGGTTCATCTGATAAAGAATATAATGATGAATTGTTACAAGTTATTTCTAAAAAAATGTTTGTTAAACGGCTTCATTTAACCAAGTTGACAGACATTGAACGATTCAATAAATATGTTAATATAAAATATATTGCTAATTGCTCTTTATCAAGAGAGTTTTTAAGACCAACCTTTTCTCTTTTTACACCTTCATATAATTCATATCATAAAATTTTGCGGGTTTATGATAGTTTAAAGTCGCAGACCTTAAAAGACTGGGAATGGATTATTATGGATGATTCACCAGATGATAATCATTTTCAGTTTTTAAGAAAACATTTTCAGCATGATAATCGTATACGGTTTTATAGACATTCGCAAAATAATGGTAGCATAGGAAATGTTAAAAATGAAGCTGTTAGTTTATGTAGGGGAAAATATGTTTTAGAAATGGACCATGATGATGAGATTTTACCAGATGTTTTACAAGATGCTGCTAATTTATTTGATAGCAGTCCAGAAGTAGGTTTTATTTATATGGATTTTATTTGTGCATATGAATCCGGAGAAAATCAATGGTACGGTGATTTTATTTGTAAAGGATATGGTGGATATTATTCTATGAAATATAAAGATAAATGGAGATTAGTATATATTACACCTAACATAAATAATATTACATTGAGTCATTTAGTTTGTTGCCCAAATCATCCAAGAATATGGCGTCGTACATTTTTGTTAGAATTAGGTAATTATTGTGAACATTTACATATATGTGATGATTATGAGATTTTGCTAAGAACGGCTGTAAGTTATACGGAAAGTTATACGGAAAGTACTGCTGACAAAAAGAAAGGATATAAAATGGCAAAAATTCATAAATTAGGATATATTCAATATATGAATGAAGGTGAAAACAACTTTTCACTTATTAGAAATGCGGAAATTAATCGTATAGGTCCAACCCATATTAGTCCAATATATTATGATACATATAATATACATAATAAAATGAAGGAACTTAACGCATATGAAGACGAAACATACATAATAAATCATTCTCAAATTTGGTTAAGAGATCCGACAACTTATACTAACAAATATTGTAATTTGTTAGTTAATATCAATTCAAATTATCAAATTTGTATTATTGGTTATGATAGCTTATTGAGCAATTTAGAACGAATAACTAGCATGTATACAAATGAAAATCCTGAAATTAAATATGATTTTATTTTGTTAGATAACAAATGTACAAATGAATATTTATGGTCAAGATTAGATTATTTAAAGTTAGATAAGATGAAATGTTATACATTAGTAGATCATACAAATGAAGAACTAACAAATTATTTTAAAGTTATGTATTTATCTACAGAAAAATACGAAATCATTAATGTAGATATACAAAGACCCAAATATAATACCTTGTTGAATACTAGACATCAAATAATAAATCAACTAACAAATAAAGACAATGCTTATTTAGAAATTGGTGTAGAAAACGGATATACATTTAATAATGTCCATTTTTTAAATAAAATAGGTGTAGATCCTGACCCAAAATTTAGTAACAAAAATATTCATATTTGTACTTCAGATGATTATTTTGAAAAATGTGTAACGAGCTTTGATGTGATATTTATTGATGGAATGCATCTCTCAGAAAATGTGTTAAGAGATTTTAATAATAGTATCCATTTTTTAAATAAAAATGGATCTATTTTAATTGATGATATCATTCCACTTAATTATAATGAACAACT